TCGATCCAGAAGTCATACGACGCCGCTCAGACCGAGATCGCCGCGAAGGACAGGGCGATTGAGGCACTGACGCGCGCGGTGGAACTTCACGAGAAGACCGTCGCGCTGCTCACGGAGCGCGAAAAGCAATTGAGCAAGGAAGTCAAAAAGCAGCGGAAGCGCGCCGTCGTCGCAACGCTCATCGCTGTCGGGACTATAGCCAGCAAATTTTTACTCTGATGCCACTCGTCGAGTCACAGATCAAAACCCGGACGGCGCTCTCGTGGCTGTGGACGGCGCTCAAGTTTCTCGCGCCGCTCGTGGCCTCCGCCTTCATCGCCTACGGCTCCGTGCAGTTCGCGCGGGGCAACGCGGCTCACCGGCTGGACGCGCTTGAGCGGGACGTGAACGCCGCGCGCGCGGATCACGAAAGATTTGTCACGCGCGACGAGTTCGGCCTCATCCGCGACGACCTGAAGGAGATCAAGACGGACGTGCGTGAGCTGAGGCGCGAGATGAAGAAATGAGGCTGAAGAAAAAGCAAAAAGAATTCCTGCTCGCAGCTATAGCCGAGGGGCTGACGAGCGACGAGATCAACGCGCGGGCCGCGAAGTTCAAGCCGCCGTTCGAGGTCTCGCGGCAGCAGGTGGACTTCTACCGCGACTCTCGGAAGGTGAAGTTGCAGGAACTGAAAGACGAGTCGGAGTCAGACGCCTTGCGCACCGGCCTCGCGCTGAAAGAGGGGCGCGTCGAGACGCTCAAAGAACTCGGCGAGCGGCTGAAGCGCGAGCTGCTCGCCGAGGGCGACGACGGGCGGCTGTGGCTTAAGCGAGAGAAGGCAATCGGGAGCGGGGTCGCCACGAAGTTCATCGAGGAAGAGGACTTCAACCTGACGGAATTGAACGCGCTGCGTGCGCTGCTGGACGACATAGCGAAGGAGATGGGCGGGCGTACTTATGGCGTTAGCGAAGAGGGTGAGGACGAGGACACATCGGAGGGCGCAGGCGCGGAAGGCCCGCAAGAACTCCGCATCAAGGTCGAATACGTCGGAAATCACCCTGAAGCTGCCGACCCTCCACCGGGCGCAGCAGTTAATCAGTCTTGAGGCGAGCCGCTTTAACGCGCTCGCCTGTGGCCGTCGTTTCGGCAAAACCACTTTCGGGGTTGATCGCTTAATCCACCCCTCCCTGCAAGGGTTTCCGGTCGCGTGGTTCGCACCGACCTACAAATTGCTCCTTGAAGTGTGGCGCGAAGCTGTACGGACGCTTGAGCCGGTCATCGCGCGCAAAGACACCCAGCAACGCCGGATAGAACTCATCGGAGGCGGCGTGATCGAAATGTGGTCGCTCGACGGCGGTACGGTCGCGCGCGGGCGCAAATACAAACGCATCGTCATAGACGAGGCGGCCATGTGCGCCCTGCTTGAGATGCAGTGGCAGGAGGAAATCCGCCCGACGCTCACCGACTACGAGGGCGATGCGTGGTTTCTCTCGACGCCGAAGGGCCTCAACTTTTTCCGCACGCTCTTCCTGCGCGGCCAAGACCCGCTTCAGCCGGCTTACAAAAGCTGGCAGATGCCGACGCTCTCGAATCCGTTCATCAAGCCGAGCGAGATCGAGTCGGCCAGAGGCGACCTGCCTGAGCTTACCTTCGAGCAAGAGTATCTCGCGCGCTTCCTCGAAAACGCGGGCGCAGTCTTCCGCAACATCGCGGCATGCCTGACGAAGCTCGAAACGTGTCCGGGCGAGCATGACGGGCACGAGATCGTCATCGGTCTCGATTGGGGGCAGAAGCGGGACTTTACGGTTATCTCCGCGCTCTGCATTACCTGCCGCCATGAAGTCGAGCTGATGCGCTTCAATCAAGTCGGCTGGGCCTTCCAACGCGAGCGCGTCGCCGACTTCTGTAAGAAGTGGAAAGTGCAGGGCGGCTTTGTCGAGAGCAATTCAATCGGCGGGCCGAACCTTGAGGCGCTCGTGAGCGAGGGGCTTCCGCTTACGGGCTTCGAGACGACGGGGCAGTCGAAGCCGCCGCTGATTCAATCCCTCGCGCTCACGTTCGAGCGCGAGGAATACAAGTGGGTTGATAACCCGGTCGCAACCGGCGAGATGGAGGCTTACGAGTCGAAGACGAACTCGCACACGGGGCGCATTTCTTACAGCGCGCCGAAGGGCCTGCACGACGATACAGTGATGGCGCGCGCTCTGGCGAGACAGGCCGCGCAGCTCAACTTGAACGGCACAGCCGAACACGGCAGCAGCTTGTGGTAGGAGGAACAGAAGTGAACGATTATTTGAACCGAGTTTTGAACTCAATACGCGGCTTGTTCGGCGGCGCGCGCGACAAGGCGATGGAGCAAGTCCGACAGCTTACGCGCCAGACCATGATCGCCCGCGCGCTCTCGTTCTACAGCGGCATCGCGCCGAAGGCCCTGAAGGTCAAGGACGGCGAGCCGGACGATAACGTCTACATCAACTATGCCGAGGCCATAGTTGACAAGGGCGTCGCCTTCCTCTTCGGTCAGCCGCTCGTCATCAGCGTCGGCCACGAAGAGGACAAGCGAGGCGAAGAGTATTTGGAGCAAGTCTGGCCGCAGGCGCAGCGCGACGAAGAGTTTCAGGAGATGGCTCAGGACGGCGCGGTCTCCGGCGACGCTTATCTCAAAATTTCGATTGAACCGGACGGCTCGCCGCGGGTGACGGTGGGCGATCCGAACTGCTACGAAATCATCACCGATCCGCACGACGTTTCGCGCGCAATCGAATACCGCTGCACGTACCAACTCACCGACGGCGGCGGGCGTGAGTATCTCTTCAGGGAGACGACGCGGCGCAGCGAAGATCGTAAGACGTGGCTCATCACGCAAGGCGAGTCGCGCGACGGCGGCAAGGTCTTCATCCCCGTCGGGGAAGGCGTCACTTGGAATTTCCCCTTCGCTCCGATCTTCCACGCGAAGAATCTGCCGAACTCGAAATGCACTTACGGCAAGCCCGACCTGACGGAGCAAGTGCTCGCGGTCATCGCGTACATCAGCCGCCTCGATTCGATGTGCGGCAAGATCGTCCGCATACACTCAAGCCCGAAGCCCTACGCGAAGAACCTGAAGAAGCAGGATTTGGAGTGGGGCACTGACGGCATGCTCTTCCTCAAGCCGACGGGCACGCAGTTGGACGCCGAGATCGGCCTGCTTGAGATGTCGAACGACATCTCGACGGCCCTCTCCCTGCGCAAGGTGTTGCGCGAGGGACTGGCCGAGATGACGGGCGTGCCGGAAGTGGCGACGGGCAAGGTCGAGACGACGGGGCAGCTCTCCGGCGTGGCGTTGCGCATTCTCTATGGGCCGCTGCTCGACAAGACCGCGAAGAAGCGGCTTCGCTACGGTCGCATGATCTTGAGTTGCGTCAAGGCCCTGCTCGCAATCGGGCGCATCGAGGGCAAGGTCGTGCTCAATTGGGCCGACCCGCTGCCGGGCGACGAGAAGGCGAAGGTTGAAGTGGCCGAAGGTAAGAAGCGCCTCGGCATCTCCGAAAACACCCTTCAGAAAGAGCTTGGCTACGACCCCAAACACGAGCGGGAAATGAGCAAGCTCAATTCGCAGGACACGGCCACCGAGCTTTTGAACGCCTTCGATAAGGGCGCAGGCATGGAGGGCGCAGTAGCCTAATGGCTGGCCTGTATGAGATAGCGCAGGAGTTCAAAGCCCGACTGCTTCGCAGTGAGCGCGCAGCGGCGGGCGAACTCCTGCGCGCGTACAGCTTGGCCGTCAGACGCATCGAGGGGCGCGTGCGAGAGCTGACGGCGCAGATAGACGCGGCGGGGCGTCAGGGTGAAATTATTTCTTCAGGGTGGCTGCACGAGCGCGACCGGCTGACGAACCTGAAGCGCGAGATCATCGCCGAGATGCAGCGCTTCGCTCAAGTCGCGTCCCTCAGGGTCGCGGCAGAGCAGCGCGCAGCGCGCGAGCTGGGGCAGGAGTCAGCGCAGACCCTCATCGGCGAGGCGACGGGCGCGCCCGTGGCCGTAAGGCTTGGCGCGCTTGACCGCAGCGCGGTTGGTGCTATCGCCGGATTCGCCGCTGACGGATCGCCCCTGCGCGAGCTGTTCGCGGAGCGTGGGCTGACGGTGGCGCGCGCCGTCGCGGAAGAACTTGTCGCGGGAGTGGCCGAGGGCGCGCCCCTGCGCGTGATCTCGTCGAGGATTCGCACAGTGATGGGCGGCGAGCTTGCGCGCGCGCTCACCGTCACGCGCACGGAAGTTCTCAGAAGCTACCGTCAGGCGACGCTTGAAACTTATGAAGCTTCTGCCGGCGTCGTTATTAAGTGGCGCTGGGCGGCGACTCTCACGACGCGAACCTGCGCGATGTGCTGGGCAATGGACGGGCGCGAGTTCGACGTAAAGACCCCGATGCACACGCACCCGAACTGCCGCTGCGTGATGCTGCCCGTGACGCGCAATGCGGCCCCGCCGCGGACGGGCGCTGAGAGGTTCGCTGACTTAGAGCCGGGCGCGCAGCGCGAGATTCTAGGCCCCGCGCAATACGAAGCCTTCCGTAAAGGCGAATTGAATTTGAACGATTTAGTCGGCGTGCGCCACTCCGAACGATGGGGCGTCAGCCGGTACGAAAAACCACTGTCAGCAATTCTTTCTTGAGGAGTGAGAACGAAAGATGGAAGAGAACGAGACCACGGAAACGACCGAGACGACCGACACGACGACCGACACGACGTCTACCAGCACCGAGACCGGCGAGGGTGCCGGCACTTCGGAGACTTCGGAGACGAGCGAGACCACAGAAGCT